TTCCATTTGCAGTTAGATTAATATTGCCATCAACAACAGGGATAGTTACATTCGTATTACCACTTGTCATAGATCCAGCAGTAACAGTTTGTAGATCATCAAAGTACAATGTACTATTTGACAACCATAAATCTTTCCAACGATTAGTTGCGTTACCTAATGTGAATGTAATATTTGCGCTAGGGATCAAGCTTGATGAAACATAAGTTGATACAGATAGATTATTCACAGATACATTACTTGTGAATACACCTCTGCTAGCACCTATGTTACCAACATTAGCATTTCCTGTGACTGATAGTATACCACTTGTACCAATGTTTCCGATGTTAGCATTACCTGTTACACTCAACTTACCAGTAGTTGATAAGTTACCACCACTTATATTACCGGTAACACTCAATGCACCGCCTGTACTTAAATTACCTACAGTTGCATTACCAGTAACATTTAAGTCACCGCCTGTACTTAAATTACCACCACTTACATTACCAGTTGCAGTGATTAGTCCACTAGTGCCTAAGTTACCAACATTGGCATTGCCTGTGACTGATAGTATACCACTTGTACCAATATTTCCGATGTTAGCATTACCACTGATGTTTGCAGTTCCTGCAACATTCATTCCTGTACTAGAAATTACAACTACATTACTTGTACCTGCACTACCAATAGTAATATTACCATTAACTACTGGAATGTTTACATTACTTGTACCATTTGCAATATTATTTGCGGTACCACCTGTTGTAACTACACCTGTTAATTGACTACCATTACCTATGAAATAGCCTGCAGTGACATTACCTGTTGTACCTAAATTACCAACATTAGCGTTACCAGTTACACTTAGTACACCACCTGTACTTAAATTACCACCACTTACATTACCAGTTGCAGTGATTAGTCCACTTGTTCCTAAGTTACCAACATTAGCATTTCCAGTAGAATTCAATGTACCATAAACATTTAATCCAGTGCCTGTTACTACTACTACATTAGCATTTCCTACAGCACTAATGTTAACATTACCATTTGCGAATGGAATAGAAATATTACTATTTCCATTACTGACACCATCTGAACTAGAACTAAATTCAATTTGTTGCGGGTAAGCAGCAGCGTTTGTAGTAATTGTGATTCCAGTGCCTGCTACAAATTGAACAGTGTCTTCGCCTACAGCTACAAGACTTGTTTGTCCTGCAACTTCCCATGTCTTAAATGAGCTACCTAATGAGATTAACGCCTCACCTGAACCCAAATCAGTAACATATATACCTGTGGTAGTATCAAATCTAATTGTGTTAACATTAGCAACAATATTAGAAAGAGTACCAGAAGCATATTGGCTTACTGTTAATAAATCTGTTAAACTACTACCATTACCAATAAAGTAACCTGCAGTAATATTACCAGTTCCAGTAATATTACCAGTAGTGAATGTTATATTACCTACATTTGCATTACCTAAGACATTTAAGTCATTGGCTAAGTTTACATAATTAGCAGTTACTAGATTACCTAAGTTAGCGTTACCTGATGTAATGTTGCCAGTAACATTAGCATTATTATTGATGTTTATATAGTTGGCAGTAACTAGATTACCTAAATTAGCATTACCACTAGTGATATTACCAACTATATTTGCATAGTTAGCAGTAACTAGATTACCTAAATTAGCATTGCCACTAGTGATATTACCTGTTACAGTTAATATATTAGAAGTTAATGTGCCAGTCGCAGCATTAAATGATAGATTTGCATTACTACCTAATATATAATTACCTGCAGTATTTGCGCTTACAAAAGTTGGATAGAATATACCAGTTGTGTTTGAAGTAATTACACTATAGTCGCTTACATTTGCACGGGCAGCATATAAGTTAGGAACTAATGTTGTACTAGTTACTGTTATCGGGCTAGTACCTGTTGCTACATTACTTGTCAATGTACTTGCTACTACTTGTGAAGATACATTCAAGTTACCAGATGTAATATTACCTGTTCCAACATTTAAGCTTGAACCAGTTGCATCACCAATGTCAGGTGTTAATAATGATGGAGTGTTTTGACGAACAAAATTACCAGATCCTGTACCAGTATATTCTGCTTGTGATAAGTGGAAGTATTCATTTGCTTGGCCACCTTGCAATCCAGCCAAACTATCGTGTAATGTAGCAAATGGTGTCGTTACATGGAATGCTTCTTGTGTTCCACCTGTATTAACTGTGAATGTCTTACTGCTACCACCAGATACGGAACCAAACACAAGTACACCCAATGCATCAGTTTCATTAATGCTTATTAATGATTCAGTAGTGCCTAATAAATATTCCTGTATGCCAGTAGAAGTAATAGTTACACCATCAATATAGAAATACTGATTCCAAACATTACCTGTTACTGCACTTTCATTAGTATATGTAGTTGGTGTGTCAATTGTAGCTACTGTATTACTTGTGATAGCACTAATCTGATAAACACCTTTTGGTGTTTCCAAGAAGCTAGCAGCAGTAATTGTAGCACTACCATTAGCATTGAAGAACGGAGTACCTGTTGTAAATGTAGCTGTTCTAGTTGTACCAGTACCAGACATTGTGACAGTACCAGACTCTTGTGTAATTACATAAATAGCAACGCCTATATTTGATGTACCACTTGTACTATTAACATTGGCCCAAATTGAGAAGTCCCAGTTACCTGGATCGATTTGTGTTCTACCCAACGCAAGTGACTGACCACCTACGATAACATTTGTACTACCATTAGCTATTGTAATGCTTGTATTAGATGGTGTTGTGTTTGGATTACCATCAAATGTCTCAACTTGGAAATAGTTATTAGCCGCAACATTAGCAATTAATGTTGGAGGAGCTAACCAGAAATTAACGCCTGCACCAGCAGATACTGTATTTGTATTATTAGCTGGAATCCAAATAACACCATTATACTGTAGTATTTGACCATTTGTTGCAGATGATACGCTTACATCAGTTAAGCTATTAGCTAATGTCAATCCAGAAATATTTACACCATTACCATTGATATAGTTTGCTTGTACTAGATTACCTAAGTTAGCGTTACCTGCTGTTATATTACCAGTAACTACTAAACTACTCAATGAACCCACGCTAGTAATATTTGGCTGTGCTGCTGTTGTTAATGTACCTGTTAATAAGCTAGCACCTATTGTTCCGCTATTAGCAAAAACATTACCGGCTTCAATATTGCTTTGTACACTTACATTACCAATTACTGCTAAGTTACCAACAACATTTGCAGTACCTGAAATGTTTGCCCCAGTATTAGTTACAACTAATGTAGTATTTCCACTAGATACAAAATTGATATTACCATTAGTTACTGGTATACTTACATTGCTTGTACCATTTACCAAGTTACCTGCAGTAGCAACATTCATGTTTGCTATCTGAGTATTGCTTATTACTACCAATGGTGCAGTACCAGTTGATATGTTGCTTATTAATTGTGGTGCAATGATATTTGCAGTTGCTAATACTTGAGTGGCGCCTAAGTTACCTACATTAGCATTGCCTGTAATATTTGCAGTGCCAGTAATATTTGCACCAGTATCAGTAATTACTAATGTAGAATTACCAATTGCAGTAACCGTTACATAAGAGTTTGCAGCAATAGTTACATTACTATTACCATTTTGCAACAATCCACTATTGATAGTAGTAATATTACCTGTTGTAATGATTGCTGTATTTGTAGTTAAGTTACCAAGATTAGCATTACCAAGTACATTCAAGTCATTAGCTAAGTTTACATAATTAGCAGATACTAGGTTACCTAGGTTAGCATTACTTGCATAGATATTACCAAGTACATTTAAGTCATTAGCTAAGTTTGCATAGTTAGCAGTAACTAGATTACCAAGATTAGCATTACCAAGTACATTTAAGTCATTAGCTAAGTTTACATAATTAGCTGTAACTAGATTACCCAAGTTAGCATTACTTGCTGTAATATTACCTAATATATTAACATCGTTAGCAAAGTTTGCATAGTTAGCAGATATTAAATTACCAAAATAAGCATTACCTGCTGTTAGATCACCTGTAAAGTTTGCAGTACCAGATACATTTATACCAGTACCAGTAATCACAACTACATTAGCATTACCGGCTGATGATATGATAACATTTCCGTCAGCTACTGGAATATTTACATTACTACTACCATTAGCGATTGTGTTTGCAGTACCACCAGATGCATTAATACCAGTTAGTTGACTACCATTACCAAAATAGTATCCTGCAGTAATATTACCTGTACCAGTTATATTACCAGCATTAAATGTTATATTACCAACATTAGCATTGTTTGTAATTTCAATAGAATTTGCCGATACTACATTAGCGCCCTGAATGTTACCGCCACTTAATGTGATGTCACCACCGGAACCAGATGTATTGAAATTGCTAGCGGTTACTGTATTGCTTATATTAGCATTGTTTGCGTTAACATTACCTGATACATTGACATCATTAGCAATATTTGCATAGTTAGCAGTTACTAGATTACCAAGGTTGGCATTACTTGCTGTAATATTGCCTAATGTATTAACATCATTAGCAAAGTTTGCATAGTTGGCTGTAACTAGATTACCCAAGTTAGCATTACCGCCATTGATGTTACCTAGAGCATTAATGTCGTTAGCAATATTTGCATAGTTGGCAGTTACTAGATTGCCTAAGTTTGCATTACCTGCAGTAACATTACCGGTGATGTTTGCATTAGCAGTAATGTTTATATAATTTGCAGTAATTAGGTTACCAAGATTTGCATTGCCCGCTGATACATTTCCGATTACATTTGCATTTACTGCAATGTTTATATAATTTGCTGTTACTAAATTACCTAAGTTAGCATTGCCACTTGTAATGTTACCAATGATGTTTGCATAGTTAGCAGTGACTAGATTACCAAGATTAGCGTTACCTGCTGTAACATTACCTGTGATGTTAGCGTTAGCGGCAATGTTTATATAATTTGCAGTTACTAAGTTACCTAAGTTAGCATTACCACTTGTAATATTAGCACTAACATTGATGTAGTTAGCTAATACCAAGTTACCTAAGTTAGCATTACCTGCAGTTACATTGCTTGATACATTTACATAATTAGCTAATACTAAGTTACCTAAGTTAGCATTACCCGCAGTTACATTACTTGATACATTTACATAGTTAGCTAGTACTAGGTTACCTAAGTTAGCATTACCACTTGTAATATTACCGAGTGTTGTCAAGTTACCTACATTTGCGTTACCAGTTACACTTAAATTGTTTGATAATGTTACTAATCCTGTTTCAGCAACTGTTACATAATTGGTAGTAGCGTTATAGCGTATAACTGCATTACCATTAGCAGAGCTAGCATCAGCTCCTATTAACCAGCGCTCTGTTCCGGCACGCTTAATTCTTGTAGCAGCATAACTAGTTGCAATAGCATTAATGTCGTTGTAAGTAGCAGCAGTGCCATTTCCTGTCATTAAGTTAACTGAAACACCCAATGAACCTACAACATTAGCACCTGTCTCAGTCACAACCAATGTAGTATTGCCATTTGCAGTTAAGTCTACATTACCATTAATTACCGGTATGGTTACACTTGAAGTACCGTTAGACACTCCTGAAGTACTTATAGTAGTAAATGATAGGTTACCAGTACCATCTGTTTGAACTACTTGTCCTGATGTTCCACCGGTTATTTTAACATTGCCTACTGGACCTAAATTACTTACACCATTAACATTTATGCCAGTACCAGTTACAACAACTACATTAGCATTACCTGCACTACTTATATTAACATTACCATTCACTGAAGGTATATTAATATTACTAGTACCATTAGATATGCTTGATGTGCTAATAGATGTGAATGATAAATTACCTAAACCATCTGTTTGAATTACTTGTCCATTAGTACCGCCTGTAATCTTAACATTACTAATGCCATTTAAATTACTATTTCCTGCAACAGATAAGTTGCTTGTATATAATCCTGAGTTTGCAACAATTACTACATCTGCAACACCATTAGCACCCATATGGATATTACCATTGACTACTGGGATGCTAACATTACTAGTACCATTTGCAATGCTGTTTGATGTACCACCTGAAGCTTGTACACCAGTTAATTGACTACCATTACCAAAATAGAACCCTGCTACTACATTACCACCAACATTGACATTAGTTGATATATTAGCGTCACCGGCAACAGATAAATCACCACCTGTTACTAAGTTGCCACCAGTAATTGTATCAGAAGCATCAATTACCCCGCCTGTATAAATATTACCACTTAATATTTGACCAACATTTAAATTTGATTGTACATTAACATTTCCATCTGAAGTTATATCACCTGCAGAATGAATAGTACTACGAGAGTATAGAGACAGAACATTAGCAGTGCCAATTGTGTTTATCCAGCCACCAACAGTAACATTTCCACCAACAGTTTCATTTCTAGCTACTGTTAAATTACCACTTAATGCTGTATCTCCTGTAATATTTAAAGGGCCGTTGGTTATAGTTACTGGACCATTAAGAATAGTACTGAATAGAGAAGTTAGATTTCCAGTTTGTGTATTTCCAGATACTGTTAAGTTTTGTACCCCAGTAATAGTAGCAACTGATAGTATTCCTGTAATTGATGTATTTTGCAATACACTCAAGTTACTAGTTAAAGTAGTTGATGTTGGGGTGACAGTTACAACATTAGATGTTCCGCTTACGCTAATACCAACTGCCCCACTTGGTGCAATTCTTAGATTACTTGTACCATTAATTATAGTGAAAACATTGGTTATGTTACTTACTTTTAGATTACCAGTAACATTCACATTACCGCCGATATTAGCAGCATTTGTCAAATTCAGGTTACCAGCAATATTAGCATTAGCAGTAGAGCTTATATTACCAGAAACATATACACCATTGTTGGCAACTAAGAATACATTAGGGATGCCTGCAACTGAGAATGTAGTATTTCCGCTATAACGGGTAACAATATTACTTGAACCGTTAACCATTGATGTTCCGGCTGTAGCTTGGATACCAGTTAGATAGAAACCATTACCTACAAAGAACTGTGCATTAGCTTGATAACCTAAATCAGCATTAGCTGCCATTAACTCACCAGCTACTGTTAGATTGCCACCTACATTAGCATTTGCAACTATATTAGCATTACCACCTACTACAACACTACCACCTATATTAGCGTTAACTCTTATATTAGCATTGCCACCAACAACTAAATTACCAGTGATGTTAGCAATACCCTTGATATTAGCACCAATTGTAGAAACATTTAATACATTTGCAATACCACCAACTGTAATAGTTGCATTTCCATTAGGGAATAATACCTCAATATTACTTGAACCATTTTCTAATCTACTATAAGGAGGTCCGCTAGCTACAACGCCAGTTAAATAGAAACCATTACCGACGAAATAATTACCTTGAACAGCATTACCCAAGTTAGAATATGACCCAGATCCTGCTTCAATGTTTCCAATGATTGTTATGTTGTTACCTACACTAACATTGTCAGCAAAAGTACCAGTGTTACCACTTACATCATCAACAGCGGAAATGTTACCCAATGATATTAAATTGCCAGCTGTGATATTACCTGGAACATCGAAATCACCTGTAACAGTTATAGATTGTGCAGTTATAATACCAGTGACAGTTACATTACCATCAACATTAGTATTTTCTGTTACGCTTAAATTACCTTCTACTACTGCATCACCAATGAAGTTTACACCGCCGGTAAAATTAGCCTGTCCAGTTACATTTAACTTACCTTCTAACAGCATATTAGTATCTAAACTACTTGCTCTAGTTACAGTCATAGAACCACCGTAACCTATTCTGGTCATTGTCATTGAACCAGAACCAGTTGTTAATGTTAATGATGCACCACCAACAGTAGCAGAAATAAGTATATTGGTATATGGTTGTGTAGGTGATAATGAAGCGTCAACCAGTCCAACTATATAATATGTTACACCAAGTGATACTCCACCAAAAACAGTGCCAGTAAATTGCACTGCGTCATTTAAATTAAATCCATCAAGATATTCAGGTGGGTTTTGTACGGTAAAGTAATCACCACCTGGATCTAATGTAGCTAAAGTTATTGTAGCAACAATAGCATTAGTTACCTGCATTGATCCAGATGCATCAGTTAATGTAAGTGGTGCAAATGTTCCTGTGCTTTGTGGGTCTGAAGAAATCTGTAATGTAGTAGAAGTAGATGAATATACATAGTATGTTGTATTTGCTACTATTCCACCAAATGTTGTACCAGTAAATTTAACACCTGCTCCAACTACAAATTGAGTTCCATTATTTACAGTTATTGTATTATCTGTTGCTGATGTTGCTGTTGCTGTACTAATTAATTCTACTGATAATGGTGCTTCACCTAATAAATTAGATACTGTTAATGTAGTTGATGTTGGTTTTGTTTTTACATAATAAGTTCCACCAGTAGATACATTACCAAAAACAGTGCCAGTAAATTGTACTGGATCGTTAAGATTGAATACAGTAGAATCAGTTACAGTGAATACATTACCAGCATAAACTGCTTCAGAAACAGAAGTACTTACTGTTGGTATAGGAGTTGCTGATAATCTAATGATGTTTGTGCCAGGATCTGCAAGACTGTCAACATTACCTAAATTAATATATATGTTACCACTTGAGTCAGGTGTACTGATATAAGAATTACCTTTACCAAGTTTACCTATGATACCAGCAGAACCTAATGTACCACCTGATGCATCTACTGTTAAATAGTTACCAACTGTTGCATTTCCGCCAACACTGATATTGTTACTCATTGAGGCGTTGTTACTACTTACTGTTCCTTCTGGTGCACTGATACCAGAATACGGTAAAGTTATACCACCGAATACAGTTACACCACCGGATAAGTTAGAACCATTGAATGCTTGGAAATAACCATATACATTAGTTTCTCCAGAAACAGATAGTGCTCTTCCAATTCTCGCATTTCCTGCAACAGTTAAATATCCGTCACCTAATTGAGAACCTTCATTATCATTGATAGTTATTCCACTTGAAGTGAATGCAGGGATATTACCTAGATTAGCATACAATGTATTAATATTTGCATGAGGTCCAACAATGTACCCATGTTCTAATTCAATATTACCATAACCAGAAAGATTAATGCCACTATTGCTTATTAGGTTTAAATTTACTGGACCTGTATATGCTGATGGGATTCCACCTGGCCCTGCATCTCGCTGGGCACCTAATGTCATCGCTGCTGTTATTACTGAATTAGATATTACAGTTGATACTGTTACAACATTGACTGTATTAACAGACATGTTGATGTTAGCATTAGGGCCGTAAATAGATACATTTGAACTTCCGTTGCTAATATATGAACCAGCCGGAGACGGTGGGATACCTTCTAAGAATGCAGCATTACCAAAATAGTAAGTAGTTCCTCTAGGATCACCATCACGCAAGCCGTAAATATTACCAAATACAGTTATGTTAGAACGACCAGTATTTGCAAGTGTGTTGTCTTCACTCCATCCAACTGTTAAGTTTCCACCAATTGTTGTTTCACCTGCAATATTAGCATCAGATTTTATTACGGGTTTTCCTGGGAAACCAGAAGGAAAACCTGTACTATCAAATGTACCAACTAGTACATTTCCTATAACATTTGCATTAGAATGTACAATTAAATTTCCAGTAACATCAGTGTATGTACCATGAATGTTTGCATTACCTACAATGTTTGCATTGCCACCAATTTGTAAATTAGATTCTAAATTACTATTTCCAGTAACAGAAAAATTACCAATAATGTTTACACTACTTGAAGTAGCTTGAATTACATTAGGTGTTCCAGCAACTGACAAAGTGATATCATCACTGTGTCTTATTACTAAGTTACTAGTACCATTAGCAAAGCTAGGTGCAGAGATGTTACCACTGACATTTAAATCCATTGTGCCTGGATAACCAGTTAATGACATTGCACTACTTGAAATGCTAACTACATTAACTAAGTTAACCGACATTTCTATATTTGTACTAGGACCATATATAGAAACATTACTTCCGCCATTTTCTATTCTACCACCAGTAGAACCAGTAAATGTTATGCCACTTAGATAAACACCGTTACCAATAAAATATGTAGGACCTGCAGGTGCTCCATCAACTTGTCCAACTACATTACCACTCAATAATGTGATGTTACCAGTAGTATCTAAAATTATATTACCATTATCAGCGGTGATATTACCACTAACTGCTAGATCAGTCAATATACCAACATTGGTAATGTTTGGTTGATTGTACGCATATGCTGACAATGTGGTAGTTAAATTATTGATAGTAGCATTTCCAGTAATATCTAAATTACCACCATAGATTGTACCACCAGTAGATATTGGAGAAAGATTTCTTGCAGAAAATCCAGAGTTAGAATATATAGTACCATCAGCCTGTAAGTAGCTAGCCACATTCGTATGACCACTTACATTCATGTAGCCACTAATTTCCACTCTGCCTGAACTAATATTCAAGTTAGCACTTTGAATATCCATGTCTTTTGAACTGGATACTACAAATGTGTTTCCATCAGTTGACATTCCATTGGCAGTGAAGTTACCATGCGGTGTTAATAAGTGTAAATCACCGCCTAATACTAAATTACCATTGACATTTGCATTTCCACCTACATTCAAGTCACTTGAAAAAGTAGCAGCCAAACCACTGATATTTTCAATAGCACTTATATTACCTGATGCTATGATGTTGGTTCCTGATAGATCACCTAAGGTATACAAATTACCAGACCCGCTATAGTTATTAGCAGATATATTACCAGAAGTAATCAAGTTACCCAACAATAGCATGTTGTTGCCGATATTAGCGTTTCCACCAATAGTAGCATCATATTGAGAATATATATTACCCAAACTAGATATATTGCCAGTAGAGGTGATGTTACCACCTACATTAGCATCAAGTAATACATTTAAATAACCATTAGCATTGACATTGCCATTACCTAAAATATTACCGTCTACTGTCAACACATTAGCAATGTATACTGAGTTAGTAGTGTTGTCATATGTAAAACCAACTGCACCATTCATGAATTGGTCATTTTGGAATATAACTTGAGTATTTTGCCCTGGACCTGCAATAGGTCCATATATATTACCCGTAAAGTTACCTAAGAACCAATTTGCTCGTAGATTACCTTCAGTATATTCTGTGATGATACCATTGTCAATTGTAACTTGGTTAGCAACTAAGAATTCTAGATTTGCCTGATGCCATCCCATGAATGCATTTGTTGCAAATCCTAAGTTAGTTTCCCAATAGTTAAGAATTGCACCACGATCTTGTGCTCCATTTAATACTGCTATACCTGTACCTGAACCAACATTAGTTGCAGTAAAGGTATTACCAACGACATAATATTGATCTGCTATGCCAGTACCTGTACCAACATTAGTAGCAACAAATGTTGTACCAACAGAAGATTCAGATGAAATAGTTGTTGGAGCTACTAATTGAGTAGTGTTAACTGTATATGTTCCTACACCACCAGTCCCAGTACCAAAAGATAATATAGTTGTACCAGATGTAACACCTGTACCTGTTATTACTGAACCTACGGATAATGTACCTGATGTAACAGCAGATACATTTAATGTAGTACCAGGAGATATTGAATTTATTGTTGTGTCAAAAGCTGCTTGACTTGTATCTACTGTATAGTTACCTACACCAGATGGTGTTCCATCAATTTGTGCAAGAACTGTGGTATTAGTAATAATTCCATCGCCAGATAATACTGTGCCAGCAATTATTGTTCCAGGTGTGTTTACAGTACTTACATATAAATTAGTACCTGGTAATATAGATTGGATAATAGTAGTATCAACTAACTGCGAAACATCAACACTGTATGTACCTTCTCTACCTGTTGTTCCTGATATTTGTCCTGTAATCGTTGTAGGTAATCCAATACCAGCCCAAGTAAGTGACATACCTGTAGTTAGTAACACAGCTGGGTTTGTGTCTGCAACGGTTACTGTTAATATTAATCCAGGTTCAACTGATGGGTTTGTTGGATCTAATCCATTGCTTATATAACCAACAACTTGAACTACAGGTCCACCATCATTAATATGACCTTGAACTTGAGCAGGGCTAGTATCTGATATTTGTCCATAAACTACCGCACTTGGTGCAGCACCTAAACTAACCCAGTCAGTATCACCTACTGTAGTTATAATATAAGGTTCGCCTATTAATAAATCAGCTGGTGATATGTTATTTGTTCCTGCAATAGAAGCCCAATTAGTATCACCTATTGTTGTGATTTGATATGACTCTCCTACTACAAAATTTCCAGCATCAACTAATCCAGCTTGTCCTTGATATATTAAAGAACCAGTAGTAGAGAAGGTAGCGTTAGCATTAATATTAGCATGACTAATCGTCAATACATTTGGTGTGCCACCTGATGAGATACTAATAGGACCATTATTACCAATGATTACATTACTATTTCCTATAGAGAATGATGCATTCTGTGTTGAACCAATTATGGTTAAAGTATTAGCAGTTATGTTACCATTAGCAACATTTAATGATGCTACTGACAATACTTCACTATCACTATCAAAGGTGAAGGTACCACTTGCACCAAAGTTACCTTCATAATTATATTGTACTGTCTTGTTTCCACCTGCAGGGGCTGGCTGACTTCCACCGCCACCTGGACCCCAATCTAATGTGCCTGCTCCATCTGTTTGCAATACATAACCTGGCAAACCACCTAAGATAGTTAAATTAGCAATATCACCTAAGTTTGCCTGACTAGATACTTCTAATGTAACAATATTAGCTGTTCCAGATACATTAGCAGATGTAGCATTTAAACTAGCATTGACATTAACATTACTGTTAGCCTGTATATCATCGCCAAATCTACTAACACCTGAATTAACTTCTAATGCATATGCATTGGTAATATTTGCAGGTCCAATTGTAGTAGGTGCACCTTGAATATAAAATGTTGCTGCATTTGCAAATGTTACATTATTATTAACTGCACCAATGATAGGAGTAGCAATTGCATGTACTGCTCCATTCGCTATCATACCACTTGACGCTGTTACATTGTCAATGTATACACCTGATTTAATTCTAAATCCTACATTACCATTGATAGTGTTAATGTTTAAATTACCCGCAGGATAACTAGTAAATGTTATATTAGTTAATACTCCTGCTGTGGGAGGTGAACTAACTGTAATAGTATTAGCACCTGTGTTAATACTTGTGATGATTGCTCTAGGTGTTGTATTAAATGGTGCACCAGACAATACCATACCAGTAGTTAAGTTAGCTACATTGTTTAAAACAAGTGTAGGATTACCATTACCTGATACTACTGTTTTTGTATAAGAAACATTTGCTGTTGAAATAGTAAATGCAGGTTCTATTGTTATACCACTAGTAGTAGCATAAAATATATTTGCTACTCCATTTGAAGCCATAGATATTGCACCGTTTACTGGCGTAATATCTATATTACTTGTTCCGTTAGCTACTCTAGCCGCAGTTACTGATGTTAAATAATATCCATTACCAATAAAGTAATTAGCAGATAGATTTGCTTGTACATTTACATTACCATAGAAATTTCCGGTTATTGCATTTAAATCATCTAAGATTCTCAAATTACCAGTAATTACATTAGATGCTACATTTATATAATTGGCTGTAGCTAGATTACCCAAATTAGCATTTGCTGCTCTTAAATTACCTGCAAGATTGGCAGCAAAAACTGCTAAGGTTGAAGTTATACTGTTGTAAGTAAATGTACCAGTGCCACCAAAGCTTCCAGCATTATTATATTGTACTGCATTTGCTGGCGCCGCAGGTGTACCACCACCATTACCTCCACTGAATGTATACCAGCTTAAATTTCCTTGTCCGTCTGTAGCAATACCTTGCCCAGGAGCACCACCTGGAATACTAAGATTAGCAATATCAGTGATAGTAATGTTACCAGAGATATTAGCACTACCGGTTACATTGGCGTTACCACTGAAAGTAGCATTACCAACTATATTTGCATTAGATAAATTAGCATCACTGTTACCATCAATGACTACATTTGCAGGTTGACCTACACTAAAACCATCTATAGAATTAAAAGCCTTATTTGCCATTTATTAAATCAACCTATATTGCGTAGTCCACACAGTGCTATTGCTGCTAGTTGGTACAACTTGTAGAGCAATACTTCCAGTAGCGGTGCTAACAGAAAGTATTCCAGTATCAGAACCTAGTGTGACGGTTCCAAATGTAGTATAATCAACATTGGTTCCATCGGTAACAGCATGAACTTTTGACATACTGTATTTAGCCCCGGAAGAATCATGACTTTTTACAAAAAATTCTATACCCACAATATCAGTGCCTGTCAATACATACTGTGCTATTGTAGTCTTATTAGTTGTTGCTGTTGTGGTAGTCGCTGAAAATATTATTGTATTACCTACAAATATTTGGTTAGCTTGTATATTATTGGCTGTTGTATTGCCAGAGAAAGTAGTATTGTATGCAAATACATTTATATTACCACTACCTACTGTAGCATTACCACCACTTGCACTAATACGGGCATCATAAGAAATTAAACTAGTTGCAGTGTGGAAATCTATGTTAGCATTACCTGGTTGATTTCTACCAGGTAATCCGAATGTGATAGCTGTGTCAAAATATCCTACACACGCAGTAGCTAAATTACTAATAGTAACTTGACTATCAGAATTATAGTTAAAAGTAGCATTGCCTGTTGTAGTTATATTACCCTTTAAATTTGCACTATTATTAGATATTACCAATACATTACTAGTACCATTGACACTAGTTATAATATTACCATTTACTACTGGTATACTTACATTACTACTACCATTGTATATCTTATCAGTGCTAATTCCAATCAACTGACTAGCATTACCAAATAAGTAACCAGCCGTGATATTACCAGTTGTAGTAAGATTACCAGTCGAACCTAAGTTTCCTACAGTAACATTACCAGAAACAACAAGCTGACTTAGTGTACCAACTTGTGTTACTTGTGGCTGTGAATTATTTACGCTGAATACACCTGCAGTAAGTGTAAGACCTGTACCAGCAGTATAGTGACCAGCAGTGCTAAATTCAGTAAATATTACTGGATCATTACCAACTGTAATAACTTCTGAAATTTGAACCCAAGATGTGTTAAGATTAACTGTACCGCCACTTACAAATGTATAAGAACTTCTTCTCATTGTAGCAGAAGTATCATAATCAGTTGCTCGTGTTAATGTTGTTGAATTGGTGTAAGTGTAAATACCATTCCAAGCAGGGTCTAATTCGTTCTTAACAAGAATACGGGTTCCAGCAGTTGTTACATCTACACCATCAATTAAAGTATATGTGCCAGTTGTTTGTAATATGGCATTAATACCTTCTGGTCCAGGTTGAATATATGAGACTGTTCCACCAGAGTAAAATGCAAGTGTATTGTCAGTTGCTGCTTGTGACGAGGCTACTGGATATAAACCTTGAGCCAATGTGTCAACATATAACTTAGTAGCTGCATCAAAATCATTTGTAGGTGTTGCTAAGTTTGATATCCTATGTGCAAATACATCTACATTACCAACACCAGTTGGAATTAAGTTAATATTCTGATCAACACCTGTTGCCTTAATAGTAACACCAGATGTAACACCAATAATGTTATCTGTGTATAAATTTGATAATGTGACTAAGTTACCAGTAAAATTAGCAGCGTTACCAAATAAGTTTAAACCAACATATAAGTTTGAATCAGCACGAATAAAGTTGGCTTGAACTAAATTGTTTACATAAAGATCATCTGCAATATTTGCAAAATTAACAGTAAGGTAATTGCCCAAATTAGCATTACCACTATTAAGATTTCCAAATATATTAGTATCATATGTTATGTTCGCATAGTTTACATTGACTAAGTTACCTAAGTTAGCATTACGAGTAACAAGATTACCACTGAAGTTAGCTGTATTACCACTTAATATTTGACCAACATTTAAATTTGATGAAACAGTTATATTATTAGACTGTGCCAAATTACCTAGGTTAGCATTACCTGCAACAATGTTACTAGTGAAATTTGCTGTGTTACCACTTAATTGTGCGTTTACAGTTATGTTATTAGAAGTAATATTACTTGAGACATTGACAAAATTAGCCTGTGTCAAGTTACCTAAATTAGCATTTAATGTTTTAAGATTGCCTGCGAAATTTGCAGTGTTACCAGATAAGTTTAATCCAACAGATAAATTAGATGTTACATTGGCATTATTTGCTTGTACTGTATTGCCTACATTAGCGTTACCTGCTATAATATTACCAGTAAAGTTCGCAGTATTACCTAATAAGTTTAATCCAACAGACAAATTAGATGTTACATTGGCATTATTTGCTTGTACTGTATTGCCTATGTTAGCATTTGCTGCACTGATGTTACCAACAAAATTTGCGGTGTTACCTGATATATCTGATCCAACATGTAAGTTTGATGATACATTAACATAGTTAGCATGTAATAAATTACCTAAGTTAGCATTTAATGAAGTTAAATTACCTGTGAAGTTAGCTGTATTGCCACTTAGTTGTGAGTTAACTGTAATGTTGTTGCTAACCAAATTAGCGGTTACATTTATATAGTTTGCATTTACAGTGTTACCACCTATATTACCCAAGAAAGAGTTAGCAACAACATTACCGTATGTATTAACTGTGATGACACTATTCAAATCAGTTACATTACTACCAAAGATGAAATTACCTTCACTGTTTTTCCAGCCCATGAATGCAGAGACTGGACTAGTGGTATAATATTGTAGTAATGTACCTCTATCTTTACCATCATTAGATGCTAATGGTGTGCCATTAGGCCCGCCACCTAATTGTATTATTGGGTCTGTTATATCTAATGTGTCTACATTAACATATGTAAGATTGCCTGTTACTGTTAAGTTACCAGTAAGTAATGTCTCTCCAGTAACATTAAGATTTGATACAACATTGACATTACCATTACCTATCTGTACATTAGTGCTACCACTGGTAATGCTTATGTTACCATTTGCGCTAATACCATTACCATTAATTATTAAGTTACTAGAACCTGCAGATACTTTTAAATTACTTGTGACATTGACATTGTTACTAGTGAAGGAAATGGTATTACTTGTAAAACTTACATTATTACTATTGACACCTACATTTGCTGTGTTTATTAATACATTGTTGTTGTTAACTACTAATGTGTTACTAGTACTATTACCTACAACTAAGTTACCTAATATACCTACTTGTGCGTTGGACACAACCATTACATTCGGTGTGCCATTTACACTTAATAGTATATTACCATTTGCTATAGGAATACTTACATTACTTGAACCATTTGCAATAGTAGTAGAGACAGGGTTTACAAATGATAGATGACCATTACCGTCAGTTGATATAATTTGATTGGCAACACCACCAAGAATAATTACATTACCAATTAGTCCTAAGTTACTTATACCACTAACTGATAAGTTAGATGTAACTATATCACCATTAGCAAGAATGATATTAGAAGGTGTATCCCCTACTGAGAATCCACCTATAGAGTTTAGTGCCTTTATTGTTGCCATTTTATATACAGATTAAATCTCGTAATGTTACTTAACAATATTCTGCATATTGAGTTATTTGCATCTTATAATTAGTAAGTGATGCTGCATTAGGCGTTACTAATAGTTGTAATGTAGGTGGAGTTACCACATTACCCGCATTATATGCAACACTGAAAGTTCCCACACCGCCGTTAATTTGTAGTCCAGCATATTCGTTAAATGCTATCATACCATTATAAATGGTAGCACTGATTTTAGTTGTTTCTCTAGACTCAGTTGTATCGTTTGTGCCCACAATAGTAAAATCAACTGCACATACTGAATTAGCTAATACCGAGTATATAACTTGATTAGTAGAAACACTAGTAGTTGAAGCAAAATATACCAATGCAGTACTGAATTCATAAACACCTGAACCTATTGTAAATGTGTTTGCTATTAAGTTACCAGATACATTAACTGTTTGTGATGGACTATCAAAAGTAAAGAATGGACTACCACCAAAGATACCATTGTTATTATATTGTACTGTGCTGTTTGCGCCACCTGGGCCACCACCACCTCCTCCACCGCCGCCGCCTTGATCAACCCATTGTAGGTTGCCAAGACCATCAGTACTTAATACTTGTCCGTTGAATCCACCTAATAGATGTACATTAGATACCAATCCTAAAGTAACATTAGATCCATTTAATGCTACATTACCATTTGCCATTAATGTACCAGTAGTGATACTTACATTACCACCAACACTAGCATTACCTGTAACAAAAAGATTTCCACCACCTAGTCTACTAGCTGCATTCAAATTACCTGATGTAGTTGTACCTATGACAGTCAATGATACCAAATCACCAACACTGGTAATATTTGGTTGACTACTTGCTGTTACTTGTATTGCATTTGGAACAGGTCCATTTAAATTCGCTGCGGGAATATTTGAGAGATGTCCAGCATCACCTTGAAAACTTTGTGCTACTACTGGTCCGCCAACTGTTAAATTAACCAGTGTACCAACACTGATAATATTAGGTTGTGCGCTGTTTGTAACAGTAACCGCAGTAGTTGCATTTGAAGCAGTACCTCTTAAATTGCCAACAAAATTTGATGCATTGACTTGCGGTACAGATAAAGTAGTAGTAAGATAATCATATGTAAAGCCTGAGTCACCTGCAAATACACCTGCGTTATTATACTGAACTTGTGTATTGCTACCACCTGGCTCGCCATTGCCACCGCCACCACCTGTTCCAGCAGTCCATGTTAATGTACCTAAACCATCTGTCTGCAAGAAATATCCATTCAAGCCGCCCAAAATACTAACATTAGCTACATCACCTAATGAAGTAGTACCCAATACATTTAAATTGGTTGTTGTTAATAAGTTGATGCTACTATCAAATGTTAAATTTGCGCTAGCTCCAAAACTATAGTTACTGTTATAAACTAGTTGAGTATTTGCACCCGGAACATAAGTATTTCCGTTTGCGTATCTAAGATTATTTGTTAGTACTGTATTTGCTAGAACATAGTCATTGTTGACATTTGCTACTACTGTTCCAGCACTAGTGACGACAGGTACAGCTGGTATACCAACTGTTAGCCCACCTAATGTATTAAATGCTTCTGATGACATATGTTATCCTGGTAATTTATATTCAATAATATATTTATCGTTGAACCATTTTTAAAAACCGTGTTTTTAAGTACCCAACAAATCTTTTTTATAAATAAAACATGCTAACACAACAACCAACTAGACCATTCTGTAAAAAATGCAATACTTCATTAGCCAAAAGTAATGGCACCAGTAAGCATGGGTTTAAACAGTGGCACAAATACTGTGTACAGTGTAGCAAAATAATGTACAACAGTAATTATGGGTATCTATTGAATAAGAAAGATCATTGTGAACTATGCGATTTTGTACCAGTTGATAGTTGTCAACTTGATCTTGTTTATAAAGATGGTAACAAAAAGAACAAAGAACAAGATAACACACAAACATTATGTGCCAACTGTAGTAGACTACATAAAAAGAAACTACGAGAAAAGAAGAAGTCTATTCTTAATATTACTGTTGATGCTGATGTAACAATTTAAGCACGGGACAATTTGGCTAAGTTTAAAAATTCAAAAATCTTTAACCAAAAATAGCCCATATCAAATTCAAACCATTGTCTACTTAGTTTTACACTTGCCGGATCTAAATGATGGTTATTATGTAGTTCTTCTCCACCTACGATAATACCAAGAAAAAATATGTTGCGACTATTATCTTTTGTATCTCCATTACGGTATCCCCAGTAATGTCCTATACCATTGATAACACCAGCAGCCCAAAATGGTATCCAAATCATTTGTATACCCCAGATTAATATACCCATCCAACCGAATATAAGTACATTGATTAAAAACATGATAATTATCCCAACTCTAGAGTGTTTAGTGTATAAATTATTTTCTATATAATCATCGGGAGTACCAACACCATATGTGTTAATCATAGTATCATCTTTTGACGCTTTGTGATATAACAATGCTCCATTGAATAATACCTTGTTTAATCCATAAATCATAGGACTATGTGGATCATTTTCAGTTTCACAGTATCTATGATGCTTGCGATGTATTGCTACCCATTGTTTAGTAACCATGCCAGTTGTAAGCCACAACCAAAAGCGCATAAAGTGACTTAGTATTGGGTGAAATGTTATTCCTTTATGTGCTTGTCCTCTATGTAGATATAGAGTAACACATATTATAGTTATGTGTGTAACTATTAAAGTGTATATTAATATAGTCATTAGATATTTATCAACAAAAAAGGCTCCGTAGAGCCTTTAATGTAAACTTCCCATCCCGAGTGAGATAATGTATTTATGCTACTTTGCGCTTTTTGCCACCAAGTTGCCAACCATCATCTAAGTAACTCTGTAGTGTATCTTTCTTTACTTTTTTCTCTATATTGTCTTTGTTGATACTAATGTTGCCTAATACTGCGTTGGCTACATTAGTTGCGTGTGATTTTGTTTTCTTTTGACCAGTCATTGTTATTGAACGTGCTTGTTTTTGTTCTTCACTCATAGGACCTTTAGGTTTACCTTTTGAAGCTAATGACATTAATCTTTTAGTTTCATCAGTTCTTTTTTGACCTAATACTTTTGCTATTCTTTTTTCTTGTGATTCTTTAGAATATATTTTACCATTAGCGTGATTAGCTTTTGCTTTTTCTCTTAGCAGTTGCTTATGTTCATCTGACATAGGTATGCCTTTATTTTTTGCAGGTCTGCCTTTCATTCTTTTACTATGATTTTCTGCGTGTTCTATCCTATATTTCTCATATACTCTTGCAGTGATTTTTGTATGATAGCGTTCTTGATATCTGTTCTCTGCCTTCATTCCGTTAAGTGCGTATAACATTTTACTTCTATCTTCACCCTCTGTCATTTTAATCAACAACCAATGGCATATGAAATGTTCTCTTGCTGTTAATTCTACTAGATTTTCTTTGTCATTACTACCGCCCATTGATTGAGGGATAATATGATGTAGTTCTGTGTAGCCCTCAGTAGTGCGTTGCTTCGCATTGGAAGTTATTTTGTAATAGAGTTTGGAGTATTTGTTTGTAAGCATAATAGTATTTATACAGAATATCACTTTCCACTACTTTTAGATACAAAAAAGGGTACCAAAGTACCCTTTTGTATTGATAATATCTGTAAAGATATTAAAGTGTGCTGAATTTCACTGAAACGTAAGGTTCTGCACGGCTATTTCACCAACATAGTCCGCGGCATTCCCGAAAGAACTTGCGGTGTTGGTTAATTCGATGTAACCATAACGAGTCATAAATGACACGACTGGTTCGAAACTTGATGGATCTAGAACAACACCAGAACTCATCAATGGGATGTATGGGCAATAGAATGCTGCTGCATCAGTTTCGCTTGAACCTTTGTAACCAACCAATACAGGTTGTGTATCAGGTGCATAGCTGTTTACGAATACACGCATTGCGCCATTCAATGTACCAACGAACTTAGTGTTTGTTGGAGCTTCGAAAGTACCTTCTGTTGTACGAGCAAAAGCTGAAGTAGTTGCAGATTGCAATACTGTCAAGCTAGCTGGAGAAACAACAGCCCAGTTACCAGCACCACGGCGTGTGCGTTGTGCGATCAAGTTAGCAACACGGTTGATTAGAACAGCTAAAGCAGCGTGTTCGTCACCAACATAAGTAGCTGTACCAGATACAGTAGCTTGGTTGTATGTATACTCTGTTGTAGCTAGAGTTGCTAGAGACAATAGAATTTCTTGGTCAATTTCAGCAGTAATTTCTTGTGCTAGAGCTGCCATGATTTCTGCTTCAACATCAATACCATGTTGAGACTGTGCGTCTTGCGCAGCTTCAAATGTCCAACGTGCTTGCAACTTACGACTCTTAGCTTCAACAGCTTGACGCAAGATTTGTACAGAAATTTGCTTACCGCCATTACCTTCTAATGCAGCAGTATCAGCACCAGTGTAATAGCTAGTTGTTGGATCAAGTAACGCAGTGCGTGAATATGCTTGTGCAATCAAGAATGGGCTCAATGCTTCTTGACCAGCTGTAACGCTAGTTTGAGCAGCACTGTTATCTTGCAAGCTGTTTGCATAACGGACACGCAATGTGTGAATCTGACCAACTGGTCCTGTCATTGGCTGAACACCTACCAACTCGTTAGCGATAACTGTTGGCATGACACGACGGATAACTGGAAGAATCACACGGTTTAATGTAGCGATGTTACCAGCTGTTGTTGTACCTGCTGAAGATTCAGCAAGTAATTGCTTTTTAGTGTTTTCTAAGATAACACTCATTGTTGACTTACGAGTCCCTTTAAGACCTTCTAACAGGGCTTCCTTGGTCTCGTTCCAACGGCCTTCTAATAATACTTTTGACATGTTAATTTCTCCTAAATTATGTCTATTTTAAAGCCCTGCCAGGCGTTTGATATCAATAACGTTATCACGTTGATCCATATCTACTTCTTGTTTAACGGCAGATTTATCACCAGTTACTTCTTTAATGCTTTCGTTGATCATAGTCTTGGTAGACTTTTTCTCAACTCCAGAATTTAATACTGCTGGTAGATACTTATCAAAAGTGGCTTGCAGTTTTGGTGTTTGCACACTTTCTAGTAAGTTCTTCATTACGGAAGCTTTCTCATTGTTTAATGGAGCAAGTAACTCGCTCATCATTTTTTCACGCTGATTAGATTCTTTAATAATACGAACTTCACGTTCCTTTGATTCAACTAACTTTTTAGTGTCGTTGATTTGTTTTTGTGATTCGGCTAGTTGTTGTTCCTTTTCTTCTAAGGCTTGCATTAACTTGCGTGTTTCAGCTTTATCATTTAAATGAGTAACTGAAAACTCGCTTGCAAAGCTTTCAAAGATACGGCGACCAAAATTGTTCTCACGAGCAACTTTGATGTCTTCTTTCAACTGTCCTAATTCACCCTTAAGATGTTTAGTTACGACTGCATTCAATTTTCCTGCACTTTCACTCACAAAACGTGACTTCAATGATTCTAATTGTTTACGGCCTTCAGCAACCAACTTAACTTTTGCTTCAACTACAGCTTTCTTGTCTTGTGAGAATTCTTTGATTTCACGAGCCAATGCATGAACAATAAATTGCTCTAGCTTTTGCTGACTTTCCATTTGTAGTTTGCGTTCACTGCGTAATTCTTTGATTTCTTCAGCTAGTTTAGTAACCATGAAATCATTGAACTTAGTTGCGTTTTCACGCAATTTCATTTTAGCTTGTACGCGGTCTTCGTTCATTGCTTGTCTTTCAACATGAAATTCTTCAATTTCAGTTGTTAGACCTTCTGTAACCATTTTATCAAGGGCTTCAACCATCACGATTCTGTCATGTTCATAACGTTGTGCGAATTCCTCACGCAATTCAACACGTACTTGCTCTTTAGCCTCATTCAACTTAGACTCCCAGGCTTCGTTTAATTCGCGCCCTACATCTTCGTTGATAAGTCCACTTTCAAGTAATGGCTTGATAGCATCAAACATGCTGTTTCCCCTTTATTTAATTTTGAGATCCTTGATCAGACGAAGGACTTCGCCTTTCAAGTATGTCTCTACTTTTTTGTTGCCTTGAGCATCTTTTGCAATATCTAACAACTTATGACCATGACGCATATTCATCATGCCTTCATATATTGCTTTAGGGTATGCATTAGGTGCACTTGGTTGTGCAACAATATCCACAGTGACTATTTCAAAGTCACTTACTTTGCCGTTCATGTCGTCCACGTTACCGCTACCACGACTTGAAACGCCGAGTTTCACTCCACTCTCCAACATGGTAGTTACTAACTGACCCATTGGAGTTGGTAAAATCTTTAATTTGCCGAAGCCATTAGCGCCATCCATCCACATTTGAGTAATCATATGTGATACACGGTCTAAATTAATCTTTAAATCATCTGGGTGATCTACTTCACCTAAAACTGAGTAGCCACCTGTAATTTGTTCATTAAGAGTTTTTACAGCAGATTCTATTTCAGAAACGGGATAAACACGCTCATTAGCGTTCTTTACCCCACCCTGAATGAAAATACCCTTCATGTAAAGGGATTTTCCTTTGCCTTCACCTTCACTTTCGACCACCATTCCGGCACGGTCGAAAGTTAGATGCTCTTTGAGATACAAAGCCATTTCTCTCAGATTCCTTAGATGCGCTTCTTAGCTGTCTTGCGTGACTCAGCTACTGGGCTTTTTGTACCAGATGCTGCATCTTTTGTTACTGGCTTAGGAGTACTTTCTAAGTCAGCATTGTTTTGTGCAGGAGCATTTTTCCACTTGTTAGCGTCTTTTACTTGAGTTTCGCCCTTTGAGTAAAAGTTGCTAGGTCCTTTTGGACTTGTTGGAACTGTCTCGCTTGAACCGCTGAATTTTACTGGCTTGCTATCCATACCAGCTTGTCCGCTATTTGCTAAACTTGTGCTTTTTGTATTTTGGCCATTGTCACCATGCGTTACAGAAACTTTCTTTAGTGCGATTGCTTCCATCATAGCTTCTTCGCTATCTTCTTCGTCACCATAGTCTTCTTCGTCGCCTTCTTCGCCGTCTTCTTCTTCTTCGTCGCCGAAGTCTTCTTCGTCGCCTTCTTCACCTTCTTCGTGACCCATGATTTCTTCAAACTCAGCCATTAATTGGTCTAATTTGTCTTCAATACTAACTAGGCGTTCTTCTGTACCATCTTCGTCATCCATACCATCTTCTGGCTCGATGTCAACGATATCATCATCGCCTTCGTCATCAAAATCGATTTCTTCTTCTTCGGTCATGCCTTCTTCTTCAGCACTGATTTCGTCCATCATCTGCCCTACTTGGCCGCCCATGCCTTCTTCCATTTCGTCAGCCATCATGCTTTCATAGATTTCGCGGCTTTTCTCAACTACGATATCATGAAATAATGAGCGAGCTTGTTCTTCATTCTCATTGATAATTAAATCAATAAGTTGTTCAAATTTTTTGTTATCCATTGTGTATTCTCCTAAAAATGGCTTTGTATTATATTTACACTATATCAAGCCAAACAGCGTAATAAGTGCTGTTTTATTGAGTTTTTAGGAGAACTATAGAGAATTATGCTGTGGGTCCTGCTTCTCCAGCAGTTTGACCATATTGTTGATGTACTTTTTTAAGATGTTTTTTGCGTTCAAAATTACGCACATCCATCATCTTACGCAGTTTACGAATCTGCTTTAATGTGAGTTTAGTTTTACGACTTTCTTTCCATTTAGGATGGCTATTATCAGAAGCAAGGTCCTGATAACCGGGGATTGCAGCATCAAACATTTCTAGTAGTCGCATAGTATATTATTTATCTTACATTGCATTACCTGCGGGTGCAGGTGTTCCACCTGGCATATTACCAGCTTGTCCACCAACAACTGGTCCTGCAACTTCAGGGCCTTCAGGATTTTCTTCAGGTTGATTTTCAATAGTATCAGCAGTTTCTAAGTCAGCGTTTAAGTCACCTGCACTTACACCAATATTACGCAAATCACTTCCCGTAGGTTCAATGTCTTCATCCTTATTATGTTCTTCACGCCACATTTTTTCATTCTTGGTAATTTCTTCTTCAGTTAATCCCAAGAATCTTTCTAATGCAAAGCGTTTACTTATATAGGGAAATGCTTCCATAGAGGAAAATGTATTTACTCGTGTAGTATCTAGTTCACTTTGGCGATAAGCAGCAAAGTTTTGCGGTGGGTTGAATTCTAATGTGAACAATCCACTGTCAATGTTGAATCCTCTCCAACGCAAGAATAATTTAAATTCTTCGTCTAATTTTTGACTGATGTACTTTTGTAACCGTTCACAATATTGATTGAAACGGAACTCTTGAATCATAGCAGTACCAACACGACCATCATTCATTGGTGTCGTGTTATCATCGGGACCTGTAGGTAGATAACTACTAGGTACTCGCAAACCACGAGCCAAACGATTATTAAAGTACTTTAAGTCATCTATTTCGCCTAGATTTTGACCACCAGGTAACACTTCAACACTAGATCCACGACCATCAGCAGTAACTGGGAAGAAGTAATCTTCGTTCATTGATAACGGATTATAACTAGCATCAACTATTGCTGAACCGCCATTTGTTGATGGAATGCGTCTTTGGTGAATTTCATTCTTAATCCGTTCTACAAATGCCATAGCTAAGTGACTTGGCATATTACCAACATCAATTTTAAACATTCTACGCTCAGGTGCTCGTTGAACACGGTAAATAAGAACCGCATCTTCTAATAATTCTTTTTGCTTGTAAACTTTAAAGATATTTTCTAAAATACTTTGTCCGAAAGGCCAGAACCTATCTAATCCTTCTGTCAAACTTAAATGCACAACATGTTTAGCGTCAATTGCACTTTCGCTTTGTCCTAGTGTAAAACGACTACCTGTAGTATTGTATGGCATACTAGGTACAGTATAGCCATTAGTGTTAGACCCACCACCTGTGCCACCAAGACCAGTTGCTGGGTTAGCCGCAAAGTCTGTATTTGTTTTCTGTGCTACAGTAAGATTCTGTAAGTTAATGTTAATATCTTTGATGACATACTGTTCCGGTAACTTACCTTCACTCTCGTTAACAATAACTTTGATAACTTTGGTCATATCAATCCAGAATAATTTAAATGTTTCTGGATCACGCACAAAAACTTGATCTCCATACTTAACTACATTGCGAAAGATTTTAAATGTTCTTGTACCAAATTCATTTAACTTGCACCACTGTTGTAACTGTGTTTTTAATAGTTCTACTTCATGTGGGGTAGGGTCTTCAGTGAATTCTAAATTAAATGGTGTGTTATTATGTTCATTTTTCTGTGTACTGAATTCTGCTAATATGTCTAAACATGCATTGATTTCAGCATCAACATCCATCATTTCATACTGATTATAGCGTTCAATACGGTTTGGGTGACCTGTATAGACTTCAGGAAGTCTACTCATGTAGTTTTTGTAACCCATTTCAGCGTTATTCCAACCGCCAGTTGGTTGACCGTTTTGTCCAGGACTACCATTCCATGCGCCAGTGTTGCTATTGCCACCGGCTATTGGACTTGATATACCTGATTTATTAGTAAAGCGTTTTTTATATGACATATGAAATAGATTGTTTAGTATTTAGCGTTAAGCCATAGCTTTGACTAATTTGTCGGCGTAATTATTGCCTTGATCTAATTTGTCAATCATTTCATCAAATTTATCTTGCATCATAGCGAAAAGTTCTGTCATTGCACTCATGTCCATTGCCGAGTCTGCAGGTGTGTTACTAGATCCAAGTGCAGATTTTTCTATCCTATCACTAGCATTCATTCTTTCTGATGGATTGTTTAATGGAACGATAGCTTCCTTACCGTGTAGTTCAACTTGATAACCAGATTTAGGACCACTGAACACGCCACCATCAAAAGCTTGTGGTGGTTTTATTTCACCATGGAAATGTCCAGCAGTTGCCTTTGAACTTGGATTATGATATTCATCTATTACCAAATCTAATCCAAGCCCACGCAATTGTTCAACAATTTTCTTACCTTCTTCAGGTGAGGGTTTTTTCGCAACAGTAAAATCAAATGCCAAACCTTGAGTATGTTTACTAGTTGGTGCGTTTTCGTGATGGTATTGATCATTAAATCCAGTAAATTGCGTAAATCCAGGAACTACCTGTTGTACCTTTTTTGCTATTTCAATTAATCTTGGATCTACTGCACCACCTTCTGATTGTACATCCCCTTTTTTAAGTATCAATCCTGCATTCATTAATGCCTGAGTTGATTGATTTGGGGTAGCTGATTTAGGTTGAATGCCGCGACCAGGTGCACTTCCCAATCCAGGTTTCTGTCCAGGAGCTGTTTGAATGTCAGGGGATACTGTGGCATTAGTTCGTCCCGGTGCAGAACCTACTGCAGGTTTGACAGGAGTGACATCACTCTCGCCCATCATCTTTTTAGCTGCCTTCATCATAAGTTCAGCAGCTTCATAATTTTTGTTCATTATAGCAGTTTCTAACTTAATAGCCTCTGCTCGATTTTTTCGTTCAAGTTCAACTTGTTCTTTTGTAGCTTTATCTGTTACTTCTATATTTTTCTTTAAGTATTCATCTAAACTCATGCCAGCAGCAGCTTTTTCTGCATTCTGTTGAGCTAATTTTGCATCTGCAATTGCGGCTGTATTACCAGTAACACCAGCAATTGGTCCAGTTATTTTAGTTGTACCTGCGAATCTTCTTTCTTGTTCATAAGCTTGGTTTACAGCCAATCCATATCGTTCAGCTTCTGTTCCTCTACCTGTTTTAGTAGCCTCTATTAATCCTCCTCTACCGCCATACATTTGTTGTGCTCTAGCAGTAGATGCGTCAGTGACACCGCCTGCAGCCATCAACTTAGCAAATGCACCGGCTTCTTCTTTCATACCAGCAGCCATCATTGTTGAAGCTGTTTCATAGGCTCGCTGTAATTCTTCTGCTTTAGCCGTGTTGCCACTTTCTTTTGCCTCAATCATCGCGGCGCGTAACTCATTAATTCTCATTACCGCTTTTCTAGCATCTTCTTGTTCTTTGCGTGAAGCACCAGTTAATTCAGCTAACTTATCAAGTTCCATGATATAGTTAGAAACACTCTTTGATTGATCACCTTGTATTTTTATACCAAATCTAGCTTGTTGTGCCATGAACTGCGCAGTATGGGCCATCTGTTCTTCTACGCTTATTCCCATAGCTTCAAGTGTTTTACCTAAACCAGATTTCACTAATGAGCTAGCAGTCTCAGTAAACTGCTTAACACCGTCAACTGTTCCGGCACCAAACAATACTAAATTCTTTGTATTTTCTTGTAATACTTTACCAAACTTATCAAAATCTTTGATTGATAGACCAAATTTATGCAAATCTTCATATAATCCGGTCATTCCCTTAGCACCGGTTAATGAAGATGCTGATAATTTTTGAAAGTTAGCATATAATGTATCATTCAGTTGGGCACGCTTTAGCTCCATGTCAGCATTGCGCTTTTCTCTCTCAGCTTCGGCCTTTGCAGCCATTCCAAATAATTTTAATAATCCTGCTACCGCTAATGTAAGTGCGGCAAGAGGAAGGTTAACTAAGGCTAATTGTAATCCGAATTGTGCAAGACCACCACCAATGCCACTCAATGATCCTCCAAAATCAGATAGTGCATTTGCTTGTTCTTTTAATTGTGTTACAACTGCAATAGTTTGAACCGTTTGACCTCGTTGACCATCTAATAAAGCATCTTGACTTGCAAGCATGCCTTTGTATGTTCCCACGACCGATGCCTGTAGGTAATTAAATGCACTAGATAATGCAAGTAATCCACCTTCTTTGGCAAAATCTTTAATTTTATTATTAAACCCATCAACAGCATCAGATGATGCTCTATATGCTGCATCAGTTCTAGCAGCAGTGGCTTCTTGTGCTCTTAATGTTTTTTTATAACTTTCGGCTTCTTCTCTATTACGAACTTTACCAGATTCAATAAGTTTTTTATTTACTTCTTCTTCAACTTCAAGTCGTCTTTTAGTTTTTGCTGCTCTAGTATCTTCTAGATCATTATTGCTTTTTAGCGTAATCCCTAATTTATCAAATTCAGATTTTAAATCACTGGTAAATTTCTTTGCTTCTTTTTCAGAATCCGTTAAGGCAGTGTTTGATGAATGAAGGGATTCAGTAAACGCTTTAAGTGCTTCGTTAAATTCTTTTTGATTGTCATCCATTTAATTTTACCCGTAATTATAGCTAATAAATAGCATACTGTATTTAGCATCACAAAAAACATATTTTTTTGGAGAATTTTTAATGACTAACCCACTAAGACAATATTTCCGTAGACCAGCACTACATTTTACTTTACCTAGCAAGGGAAAGTTTTATCCCGAAGGCGCAATTGACATGCCAGAAACAGGAGAATTACCTGTATACCCAATGACAGCAATTGATGAAATAACTAGTAAAACGCCCGATGCATTGTTTAATGGAAGTGCTGTTGTTGATATTATCAAAAGCTGTGTCCCTGCAATTAAGGATCCATGGAGTGTTCCTAGCACTGATTTAGATGCTATCTTAATTGTTATCCGTTCAGCAAGCAATGGTAATGATTTTGAAGTTAACTCTACATGCCCAGAATGTAATGAAATGGGGTCGTATAATCTAAATTTAATGGGATTACTATCATCAATTAAGGCAGACGGATTTGATGAGATTTTAGATATGGGTGAGTTAAAGATTAGATTTAAACCACTAAGTTATCGTGAGGTAAACAAAGGAAACATAGTTCAATTTAATATGCAACGAGAAATTGCAATGATTGAAGAAATGGAAGACCCAGAACAGCGTAGTATTAAATCAGCAGAAACTATGAAAAAATTAACTAAATTAAATGTTGATTTTTTGACTAACACAATTGATTGTATTATTACTCCAAGTGAGATGGTTTCATCACCCCAACATATACATGAATATCTAGAAAACTGTGATAAGAGCACACATGATTTAATTCGTGAAAGAGTTGTGAAACTAAGAGATGGGTCGTCAATTAAACCGCAAAAGATTAAATGCGTTAATTGCGGACATGAATATGAACAAGCACTAGCATTGAATGTAACTGATTTTTTCGCATAAGGCTTCTAAATTTAGGACCTGACCAGATTCAGAAGCTATTAGATGACATGGAGCAGGAGTGCAAAATTATTAAAAGTAATGCACTGAAATTTTCTTGGTACATGCGTGGTGGCGTATCCTATGAGGATGTATTGAACATGTCCAATGATGAAAGAGCGGCTATAAACGCAATAGTAGAAGATAACCTAGAAACTACTAAAAAGACACAAATGCCATTCTTCTAATTATTCCCGTAACTATTCATTTATGCAAATTACGGGTTTTCTATTTAGAGATGAGCTTACGCTCATCTAAGACCTCACTTCGTTCGGTCTTATTTTCTAGGATCATCTATTGTTTTAATTGTTCTTATTGTTTTCTAAGTTATCTCTTTTAGGAATACTCTGCCGCTTTGAAGCCATGGTAGTGCTATTCAGCACTACCAATGGTTAAGGGATCTTGCCATGCCCGTCATCCGTTGTCATTTTTCTCCCGTATAATCGCCTATTTAATGACACTATACGCTACCGGTTGCTCTGTAAAGTTTATGGAGCTGTAGTTAGGCCTATCAATGTCTTTCAATTGACGCCTACGCAACGCACATTCTATGACTCAAAAATGAAGTTGTCATAGACTTGTTGAGGGTTCGCTTTGCCGATTGCCCTCTCGGTATTCCCATAGTTATTACTAACTATGCTTACTCCAGTTCCATCGGCTATCTTTCAAGCTTCTTCAAGGAGGTCCTGCAACCAGAACAACAAATTTTTATTATATATTAAGTATTGATTGTTAGAATATTATTTGTGTTTGACGTGGTGTCTGTTGTGATTGAATATGTTTTTAATATATCAGTACTGTATTGAAAGAAACTATCAAATTCAAAAATTGTCCAGTCTCCGTGTTTTTTTGAAGTGTAATATACAAAGTTGTCGCTAATCCATGTTAGTTTGCTTTGAACAGCAATATACCGACCTTTACGGTTAAATTTCATGAATAAAATATTAACATCAT